GTGAATGTGACCCAGACGGCCGATCCTGCTTCCAGCACCGCCGAGCGTCTTGAGCTCATCGAGTTGACGAATTCCCTTCTGGGGACTTCTGTCAACACCGCTGTGTTCAAGGATCTCGAGTACTTCACGTGAAGCCGGTAAAGACGTCATCTCGACGTCGGCCCAAGGTGAAGACTGCCGCAAAGGCCTCTGGTCTCATCAGCGTGTTGGCGGTACTTGTACCGTCAGTCGTTGAAGTGATTAAGGCCTTCAAGAAACCGTAGCAATCCAGCTCGGTTTAGCCATATCAGGAGCTTGCTCATGGCACAAAATCCTAAGAAGGGCATGCCCTTCTCTATGGACCTTCCGTTCGACTTAACTCCTCAACTCGTCGAGAAACTAATGAATCTGGAAAGCGGTGTAAAAGCCGACTACCTGAAACAGCAGTTATTGACGAAGTTCGTGTCCAAAGACACGGACCCGGCGTCTTTACGTCGGTCGCGCGCCATTGAGAAATGGTTAGCTACCGAAGAACGGAACCGGGAAACTAACGATCGGATTTTAGATACGCCCGGGGAATTCAATATTTTACCCCGGGTACCGATCGAACGTTTCGTTGAGTGGTGTCGCCGATTTATCGTTGACGCTATAGGTGAGTTTCCTACTGAAGAGGCCCTCGTGGGCTCCTTCAGCGGAGGCGCATCAACTAGTCGAAAACGTACCGAGAGCCAACCAGCACTCAAGTACGCCGGAAAAGCTCACGTAACCGCTCGATGCCTCCCGTGGTGGGAGTCAGCAATGACTCTTATGCCCGGTTGGTTTACTATTGAGAATCCGTATTTTGGACCCTTTAAACCGGTTCAAGATTGGATGATTGATGGTGTCATCCGTCCTGCTAAGTTCGGTCCGTTTAACCACGTACCGACTCGCATCGATGCCGAGCCTCTATCTCTTGAGATAGTGACAGGAAACGTGTTATTCACTGTTCCCAAGAAATCTGATATTGATCGTGTGGCCTGTAAAGAACCAGACGTCAATATGTTCATTCAGAAGGGAGTGGGCACGTTTCTTCGACGTCGCCTACGTAAGCTTGGTATCGACTTAAACGACCAGACGCGTAATCAGCGTTTGGCTCGCGAAGGTTCTATTACCGGGCTTCTAGCAACTCTGGATTTATCCAGTGCTAGTGATTCAGTGACGAGGGAGTTGGTTAATAGCCTCCTTCCTCCACTCTGGTTCACCCTCCTTGACGCCTCGCGGTGTCATGTCACCATCATTGATGGTGTTGAACATCAGAACCAGATGTTCTCGTCGATGGGGAATGGTTTTACGTTTGAGTTGCAGAGCTTATTGTTCTACACCCTTGCGCGAGCCACAGCCTTCTTTACGAGGACTCCTGGAGTCATCTCCGTTTATGGTGACGACATCATCTGTCCAACAGAGATGTACCATTTGTTAGTATTCGTACTGAATCATTTCGGCTTTCTCGTTAATTCTGAGAAGTCGTTTGCGACCGGTACGTTCCGCGAATCATGTGGCGGTCATTATGACAACGGGTTTGATATTACTCCTTTCTACATCGGTGGCCCAATTCGCCGGATGGACGATTTAATTGATGTCGCTAACAAGCTTCGTCAATGGTCGCGCCATTCTCCGGTGAGTGATCTGCTTGATCCCGAAACCGAAGAAATTTGGTTTTGGCTAAAGCAGAGGGTACCACGGTGTCTTTGGGGTGGAGTGGATACGTCCTTTAAGTACCAGTTGGTGTCGCGAGACACCCCTGAGAAGCGTCTATCCGAGAAGGTAGATACTTCAAAGGCTGGTATTGGGGGCTATTTCCACTGGCTGAATGCCACATGGGAGAGAGCCTCTCCCTCTGATGGGCTACAAACCTCACGGTTGTCGTCCAACACCGGCAAATTCCGGTTAAAGAGGGCTCTTCCTTCAACAGTGAACCGACTCGAGACTTACTTCTTGAAAGAGTTGTAAGCTCAACCGGTGACTGCGCCCCCTAGCGGGGGATGCGGTAATCGCCTCACGGCGTGGAGTTTCTCTGTCCTGAGAGGGACCGAGAGTAATATGGAAT